GATCTATTAGTATTAATAGCAGTATCTGCAAGATACATAATGTTTTCGATCGGTGTCCAATAATTAGAAATATATTTTGTATTATTTAATGTCTCTTCAATAAAAACTTTCTTATCAGATTCTAAACCAAATGTTTTATCTTTGATAAATGGTTCAATCATTTTAGAAATTTTATCGCCAAACACACGACTAGTTTTTTTGTTTAAATCTACAACAGCTTCTACAGAAATAAAATGTAATTGATAAACAACTGATTTGTCTCCAGACATTTCTCTGTTAGTCATTTTATAAATGTAATATTTACCTTTGATATTATTCTTATCAAGAGTGGGAGTACTAATTTCTAACTCAAGATATTCTTCTCCAATAAATGGGAATAGATTAACTAAATCTAAAGAGTCTTTTAAAATTAAACTGCCAGTAATAAATGGTGCGAAAAGATCTTCATAAAATTGAACATTAATTACTTGTGCACCAACATCTTGATAAAAACCCTTTGCAGTAATTATCTTAACTTTATCGATGGTGACATCACCAGCAAATCTCAATACTTGACTAGATTTCATTACAATAGATCTTTATAATCTGTGAGAATTTTATTAATAATTTGAGGAGAGATAATTTTTATTCTTCGTTTTTCTTCATTCTGATCTCTAAACCATTGTATGTTTGTAACATTAACTGCACCTGCAACATCTGAATTAACATTATATCCTGCAGCATTTACATAGTGGTGACTATAATTTTCACGACCAGAAGTTTTAACTGTTACTGTTCCACCAGCAGTACCAGTTGGAGCCGACGCTGCAGTAAATGTAAAAGTATTCGCTGTTACTGATGTTACGGTATATGTTCCATTTGGAGCATTTGTAGTAGCAGTAGCACCTGATAAAGTAACTGTTGTAGTCGGTGAAGATAGTAATCCGTGGATGGCTTTAGTTACTGTAACTGTTGTGCCACTATATGACCAACTTGTTGCAGTGAACGATGGATTATACACTGCCTTTGCTGCTTCAACTAATTCTGGTTCTGGTAAAGGAAAGTCTGTTAGATAATCATATCGCTGATTTGCCAACATAATAATCCAGTGATACTCTGGATTACCATAAATCTTTTCTGCGATAATCTCTGGAGTCTCTCCATCTACAATATCGTACTCATCATACACAGCAATATTGTCTAAAACCTCTTTACGAAAACGAACATTTCGTGTGATGTCTCTTACAATTGAAGTTTTTGTTTCGTATGCTCCATAACGAAAGTCGTATAAAAATTCTGGAAATTCTTTGAAGTACATTACATACCATCCTTAACTTTATCTTTGGTGAGAAGGGCAAGTTCTCTAAAGTTCATTGTTACATTAATCTGAGTTGGCATACCATTATCAAATGTAGTAAAGTTACCATTCGGAGTATAGTTGATACTCATTTCTGTTAATACACAAGATGTATGACGATGTAAATTTCTATTTTCTAATCCACTTTGATAGTAAAAAATATCAAATTCAGAAGGGTAAATATAAACAAAATTATTTGCGTCTTTAAACTCTGGGTGCATATGATATTTAAACTCGTAAATAATACGCATCACATTTTCTGCTTCAGCTGCACTTCTTGGGAAGAACTGATAATCAAACTGAAATGTTCTAAAATCTACACCTTTAAATACTTGTTCTTTCTTTGGATTTGCTGCTAATCCAGTTGCAGCTGATAGTGCTGCAGCACCTGGACCTTTTGCTAACATAAGATTTGTTACTGCAGCTTGTGCTGGTTCAGCAAGATCTTTAGCCTTACCACCACCAGCAGTGGCTTTTAAAATTTCTTCAATACCAGTAGATGCCATTGCCATCGCCAATGTGTCTTCTTCTGAATACTGCATACCATAACGAATTTGTAATTGATTTGGAACATGAAGTGCTATGGCAGTTTTTAATCGTTTTTGAGCACGATTTGCAGATGCAGCATAATTAGCAGTGGCTCCAGCACCGACAGTGGCTAATGCTGCAGCACTAGCAGAAGCACCACCAATACCCAGTGCTTGACCTAGTAGTGCGCCACCAGCATTAAGAGTAGCACTCGCTGCAAATAACTTGGTTCTATCTAAATTTTGGGCGACAAAATCTCCACGATCTCTTGGTGGGATTTCTTTAACAAATTGATCGTCTTTAAGTTCTTTTGCTAACTTAGAATCTACAGCAATATTAATATAAAACACAACATAGTTACCACCATAACGATTATCGGAAGCCATTAAATCGTCTGGGTATGAGTGGCTTTTTACTTCATATTTGCTTAATTCACCATTCTTTTCAAACTCTCGTGGACCACCTCGTTTGGTGTAGAGATTTGTTGTTGCTGAATCGATAGCATTGTCGATTCTGCGGATATCTGCTTGACTAGCCATTTTTTGCCTTTTGACCTAAATAAACGGAGTTTATCCTAATTACTTATTTATGTTCCATAAGAGAAAGTACACTCCAATATTCCCAGAAAAGTACACTGGTGATCCAACTAATATTATAATGAGATCTTCATGGGAAACCATGTTTGCATCTTGGTGTGATAAAAATCCTAGTGTGGTTAAATGGTCTTCAGAGGAAACGATTATTCCCTATCGTTGCCCAACGGATAATCACATTCATCGTTATTTTGTAGACTTTAAAATAACAGTAAATACAGGAAAAACATACCTTGTAGAAGTTAAACCCTATAAACAAACTCAGCTACCTGAGTATCCTGGAAAACGAACTCAAAGATACTTAATAGAGTCTTTAACCTTTATGAAAAACCAAGCAAAATGGGAAGCTGCAACTAATTACGCTAAAGATCGTGGTTGGGAGTTTAAGATTATAACTGAACACGAGTTAGGTCTGACACCTAAATAATCTTATGGCTAAAAAATCAACCTTACTCGATGTATTTGAAAAGAATCAATACGACCTAAAAACAGCAGTTAAAAAGAGTCGTGCTTGGTTCGAACAACAAGTCTTAATAATGACTAGGCAACAACTCACTCCGCAAAGAGTGTTAAATGGTAATCCTGATCAGTTGGTCACTAAGATAATGCCTGGACATTTATACATGTTTGTATATGATCCAAAGACTAAAGCAGAACTACCGTATTATGATAGATTCCCTTTAGTGTTTCCTTTCCGTAAAACTCCAGATGGGTTTATCGGTTTGAATATGCACTATTTACCTTATCCATTAAGAATCAACCTATTGGACAATCTATTGACCTATGCGAGTAATCAAAGATTTGATGAAACTACCAGATTAAAGTATTCATGGGCACTAATTGATGGCATGTCTAAGTATGCAGCTGCAAAACCCTGCGTAAAACAGTATTTGATTGGACATGTAAGAACTCAATTCCGACAAGTAGAATCTAGTAATTGGGCAACTGCTATGTTGTTACCTGTTGAGAGATTTGTCGGTGCATCTAAACAAGAAATCTGGGCAGACTCCAGAAAAATAATTAGGAAGAATTAAAATGGCACTTAATTTACCATTTTTAACAAAAGACACCCCTAGAGGTGACGCTAAACCTAGAAGCATAAATGATTTTATTTCTCAGGTTAAATCTGGAGCGATGGCGAGACAAAATCGTTTCGTTGTTTTGTTTACTCCACCATCTGGCGTAAATCCACAAGCATTACAGAAAGTTCTTTTGTTTTGTGACACAGTGCAACTTCCTGGAATAAATTTCTCTACAATTCAAAACAGAACATATGGTGAATTTCGTGAAGTTCCATATGAGAAATTATATGACAATGTAAACATGACTTTCTATGTTGACAACGATTTAAAGGTTAAAGATTTATTCGATCGTTGGATTGATCAAATTCAAAATCCAACTACAAGAAATTTTAATTACTACAATAACTACATTAGTAATATGGTTATTGAAGTTCAAGACATCAACGACAATACTCGTTATGAAATGACTCTATGGGAATGCTATCCAAAGAACATTGGTTCAATTACTCTAGATCAAGCATCAAAAGAGATTATGAAACTTCCAGTTACCATTCAATACAAATATTGGACAGCAACTGCAGTAACTCCATTAAAAGATGGCGAGAAAGTTCCAACAAGTTGGTTTGATAAACTAACAAAGAACTTTACTGGATTCCAAGAAACATTAAACAAAACTATCGGTACTCAAGCAGGTAATTTCCTAACAGGTTCTGCTCTTACATATGGTGTAACTAAACTTCCTGGACTATTAAAATTCTAATGAATAATTGGCTAAAAAGTATGTTGTCAGATGGTGTTAATGGCTCTGTTTCGAGCAAAAGAGTTATAACTGTCTTGGCATTTCTAATATGTGCATTCGTAATGATAATGGATGTGTTTGGATATAAAGGAACACCTGCATTATTTGAGTCGATGATATATATTGTTATAGCTGGGCTAGGGTTTACTGCATCAGAAAAGTTTGCTAAGAAGGATTAAATAATGTATCAATATAAATGTAAAATTAATAAAGTCCTTGATGGTGATACTGTTGATATTGATTTGGATTTAGGATTCAATATAATTTTAGTAAACCAACGAGTTCGCATGGCAGGAGTTGACACACCTGAATCAAGAACTGCTAATAAAGAAGAAAAGGTTAGAGGTCTTTTATCTAAGAAGAAACTAGCTGAAAAACTTCCTGTTGGGTCATGGCAAGTTATTGAAACACAAAAGTCTGATAATAACGATGATAAGTTTGGTAGAATTCTTGGGGTTTTTCTTCTTGAAGATGGAACAAGAGTTAATGACTGGTTAATAAAGAATAACTATGCTGTTCCATACAAAGGTGAAAATAAAGAATTAACACAGGCAGAACATCAGGCTAACAAAAAGATTTTAATGGAGCGTGGCGAATTATAATGAAAATTGATGACTCGTTATCTGAAGTTTTTGAAGTGAAGACTATGACACCTACTGAAGTGATTGACAAAGATGGTGTAATTGTATCGCATTCAAATAATAAAATTGAAGATGATTATGAAGTAACTCGCAACAATCTTCGTATCCTTTTACAACAGGGACAAGAGGCACTACAAAAGTCTTTGGATGTGGCTATGCAATCAGAGCATCCTCGTGCTTTTGAAGTTGTTGGAAATCTAATGAAACAGTTGGCAGACATAAACCAGCAATTATTAGATTTACATCAACAGAAACAAAAACTAGATGAACCATCTAAGGCAGAAAAAGCCAAACAGGTTACAAACAATGCTATCTTTGTAGGTAGCACTGCTGAGTTGAAT